TACGTATTCTACATACACCTGAAATATAACCCCCCATCAAACGCTTAAATATTTTTTCTAAAATTTAAAAAAATGTATTGACAAAATAGCGTGCGCATGGTAAAATATACTTGTTCCTAGGGAACAGAATAAAGAAGGGTGGAAACAAAAATGACAGAATTAAAAATTAGTGAAATTAGAAAAGCCGAACATTTAGCGAACAAGATTAGTGGAAAGAAAGATTGTAAGGTTAGTGGATGGTTTACAGATGGGGAGCAGGGAAGTTTTCAGCGGTTTATCTGTGAGATACTATCCGAAGGGGGAATGCACAGGGAAGATGATATTGAACTAAACGTTTATTTGCCGGACAGAAGAAGGAGTTTTGCACGGCTGTATTATGGGGATTGAAAGGGGAGAACAAAAATGAAAATCAGTTACAATGGTAACGAATACGGCCTTGAAGGTTTTGCGGCAGACCGGAACGAAACGGAAATGTTGAAAAGGATGGGTGATATCAATTACATCAATTATTTGAGAGTTTACAAGAACATGGATGTTCTGCCGATGGATGATTGAATGTTTCACGTGAAACATTGAAAGGATGGAAAAGCTATGATTATCCGAATTTTCAAAGAGGACGTTTTCACCCGTTATATTGAGATTGACGAAGAGGCGGCCTTGCCTCTCTTCAACCTGATTCTTCAATCGCTGGATAGCGATGAAGAAGTCGTGCTGTTTTCCGACGACAACGAAGAGCACGTTGTCGCTACAGGGTGCTGAAAGGATGGATGAACATGAAAGAATACGAAAAGACAAGCATTGAGACAATGGAAATGGTTCTTTTGAATCAATATAAAGATATAATCAATACACCATCTCTTCCAGCCCAAATTCTGATGAAAGCCGAAAAGGATGGAATGATTGAAGCTCTATCAATTATGGGGTACACGGTCTCCATTGATGTTGATACCGATTTGAAAGTTAAAGCTGTTCACGTTCGCAAAATTTAAGGCAGGGTTTTCGCCCTGCCTCTTTAATTATGCGTAATCAACCAGAATGAAACATTGCTTCCCTCTGCTAGTACTTCTCCGGGCGTTGTTCCTCCCAGATTGTAGAATGTCAACCGTACAACGCCGTCAACAATTTGTGTTGTCCATCCGGGCACTAACAGATTGTTGATTGAAATAGGAATAATGTTTACAAAATTGTCCTTTGTTGCTGTTGTTGTGAATCGTCCAAGGTTGCCAACCGTTCCGCTAACTTCCGTTACCGTGAAAGCAGTTTTGCCGCCCGTTGGAATCGTAACAGCTCCTGTTTGTCCGTTTACGCTTGTAACAGGGTAAGGCGGCGTATTATTTGTATCATAAATAGTGCTTTCTTTCCAGTCTTGTTCACCTTTCAGTCTACGCGTCCACTTCAATTTTGCAGGCGATGATTTTTTATCAACATAAAAGATGATTTCTGTTCCATTATCAATGCCTGTTTCTTCTACTGATATGCGGGAAATATACGCGTTATCATCTGTTTCATCGGGCAACCAGTTAGTTTGTTTATTTGATGCGCTGTAAATCTGATGAATTTTTGGCGTTACCGTTCCACCACCATCCTTTAATTGAATAGGTTTATGCGGCGCGTTTGTACTCTGTAAGTATAACGCTTGTATTTCAGTATACCCTGCGTCAACGATACCCACAAGGCGAAAGCCTGAATTATAGAAAGCTGTCCACTGTGCATCAGTTACAGAATTGAAAGCATTCTGTTGCATCAGTTGAATTTGTGCGCTACTCCCAGCAAGCACATGTGAAAGATCAAGATCGGCAATATTTTGTTTCACCGTTTGAATCTCGCTCACGTTGTCGCTTATCTGTTTGTTTACGCTTTTTGCCTGATTAAACGGTATATCGTTACCAGTTAGTTTGACATCTCCCTTATACCCGTTCACGGTTTTTACATAATCTGAGCTTCCAGACGGGTCAAGATTGTTCACCCTGTCAACGATTTCGTTTATTTTTTCCTGCATTTTGCAGACGGCTTCATATAATGATATATAATTATTCATAATGCACTCCTATTAAGAAAGGTTCAGCGCGTCATGAATTGCTTTAAGGTCGTCGGTCGTCAGTGCGGGGTAATCTGCGGCGATATCTTCAAAATTTTCGCCGTTTGCAATGCGAATTCTGAAAGCACGGGTCATGATACGAAGTTTCAAAGCGTTCAAAGTTTTCATTAGTTTTTCCCTCCAATTAAGTCAGCCATCATCAAAATTAGATCGTCGTTAGAAGATTCAAGCGCATTCATGCGCTCTTCGGTTGTCGGCGGCGGTGCGGGTCGTGCATCAAAGTCCGCGTCCATTTCTGCCTGTGTGCGCTGTGTAACCATCCCGTCCACAAGCTTATAGCGGTATACGCCGCGTTCATCCATTAGCGGCTTTTGCAGATAATTATTCTGTGCGTGATGGTAACGGTCTCCCGCGCCTTCATCAATCTGCGTCCAGCCGTCGCCGCTTACAAATGCGTCGCTGTTGATTGCCGTCACGCGCCCCGTGTCGTCGGTCTGCGTCAATACCTTGTACATGTTATCCTCCTTTACAGGTCAGCCGTGATATCAATATTTCCTTGCGGCGTGATTGAACCCGTTAAAATTCCTGTTTCGCCGATTGCACATTTAACAATCACTCTGTTAGCGTTTGCATTGTGTGCTGTTGCTGTTTCGCTGGTTGTGCCCTGTTTAGTCCCTAGTGTGTAATAAAATTTGCCTGATGGATTAACTGATGGGGAAATACGCATAGGATGCAAAGGAATCATTGCATAAGAAACGCCGTTTGCACAATATCCGATAAATGTTTCATTATTGCTTTTCACCCGTCTGTAATAACGCAAACACTCGGACAGTTCAACGGCATAGCCCTTTGGCACATACGGCGGCAGGGTTTCAGCCGTATATTCGCCTTCATAGATCGCCGCCCAGCGGATAATAGCCGCCGTGCCGGTGCTGGCTGTGTCCGGCGAAATATGCACATTCACGACTTCATCCCCGGTCAGTCCATCCGGCTTTGTCATCTTTAGTACAAGCGTTCTTTCTGCCGCGTCACCATCAAAATACGCTACGCCAAAATTCACCGTGCCGTTGCCGATGTACACAAACAGTCGGCACGCCACAGGGAAAACGCCGCGCACAGCAAGCGTCATTACGTCTGCAAAACGTTTCGCCTCAATCTGTTGTTGAACTCCCGATGTCCAGCTTGTTTTGTCCGTTATGATTTTCAAGCCGTTTTTGTCCTGAGAAGTTGTCGCGCCTGTTGTCGCTTGCCAACGGTCAATAGCATAACGGGCGCTTGAACCGTGATATTCATTAAAACCTGCCTGATTGATAGGATCAATAAAATAACTGTTGTCTAGCAAATTATAAGGGTTCGTCTCTCTGAGTTGTTTAATCTGTTCAGCTTTCGCGGCGTTGATCGGCGCTTCAAAAATATTGACTGCGCCCGTCTGATCGTTTACGCTAACAACGCCGCTTGCGCTACCGCCTGCGATTTCCGAATATTCAACGCGTTCCGGACTGCTAAACAGATTGAAATGATACAACCTGCATGTACCGTCATCCTGATTAAAAGCGCCCAGTCTTGCGCCAGCTTTACAAGCGGCAATCAGTTCCGCTTGCGATAAATCTTCAATACCGCCTCCTTCCGGCTCAAAGACTGTCACAACATCTTTAGTTTCTGCACGGTTTACGCTCTTGACCGGGTACGGCGGCGGGTTGTCCTCCGAATATGCCCCTGCCACAGTTTCAAGCGCGGCATTGATTTCTTTAATCGCTTCCTGCATTTTGTTAGCAAGAATTCCAACCGCTTCATACAAGCTGATAGAATCATCGTCGATTGACGGAATCGTGATATTCACGCATAATTTGATAGGTTTAATTTGCTTATCAGCCATTAAAACACCCCCATAAACAGTTCTTCAAATTCATCAATCAACATAAGATTGATATTAAGGATTGCTTCACGCTCTTTTACCTTCATTTCAGCGTATGTTAGCCCAGATTCTTTACCGCTCCATTTTTCCGTCTGCTGTCCATTATGTGTACTGCTGTTTTCGTTCGTATTGTTCACTGTCGATGCGCTATTGTCATCCAGATAACGATACTCGGAAACATACTTTCCCGCCTTCACGTTTTCAAGCTGTCCCTGAGGTGTATCGCTGTATAGATCATCTGTTTGACGGCTGTTTTCGCTTGTCTGCTTATTGCTTCCCTTTCCAGTAGTATTGTTTGCAGATGTAACAGTTTTTTCCATGCTTACAGTATCATAGATATTGTATTTTTTCTGTTCGATATCGTAAAGCTGTTTATATTTCGGCATCACATCAATCAGTTTGCTTTTAAGACGGACTTTCCACCAACCGAACGTTTCAACGCCAATTTCGCGCGTGTAAAAGTGTAGAATAAACTGTTTTTCAAATTCTAGCTTATCTGCCGCAAGATCGGAATAGAAAGGAAAATCAAAATCGAAAATAAGCGGGGCTGATTCATTTATGATTGTATCAATTTTATTGAATCCTGCCGGTTCACTCTGTCCCGCCAGACTCTCCGCTATCCTCTGCAAGGATATCGTGTAATTCGACACGTTCTTCACCTCCCAGCCGTAACAATCCCGCCGCGATGCTTTCCACCGCTTCTTCACTATACTTTACGTCGATAGGGTTGTCAATATAATCAGCAAACATTTTGTTGAATTTTTCGCAGAATTGTTTTCTTTGGTTAAAGCGCGAATTTCTAGCCGCGCGGATATAGCCGACATTTGCCGCGTTTTCGCCGCTGGTTACGCGCTCGGCCTTGATCGACACACCAGAAAATACACCCATATAGTTAAGGATTTCTGAAAGAAGATCGCGCTTTAGCTGTTGGAGTTTATCCGCAACATAAGGCGCGGGAGTGGGGACGACATTTAGATTGATATCTTCCATGCCTTTTTTGTTGATAAAGACAGCCTGTTTTCCCTGCGCGATTTGCTGGTTAAGGTTCTTCACGCTGAGAAGCTGGTCTTGATTGCATGCGTAAATGTACGGCGTTCGCTGGTTTCTGGAATTAACGTCAATGCTGATATCAATTTGGCTCAATCGTTTTGCGTAAAGTTTCAGATCAAACACGGCAGGTTGATGAAGCACATTGTCATAACACGGCGCGCATTGCGTGAGCGGAACGTTATTCGTGTAACCATTCAAACCCCAGACGATATATTCAGATGGATATCCGTAGATATTCAACCGATTTCCCGGCTGAGACGGCAAGCAAATAACGCCCACGTCTTTTTCATAGTAGGCACAGACGCTTCCACAATCTGTAAGCTGTGACTCCATGAAATATTCATCAATCGTGATCGGTAGATTCTCCCACTTGAACACGCTTGAATAAAGCGAATTCAGAAGGTTGAACCAATGCACATCTTGCGTTAGTTCTCTTGCCATTTCGCCGTTTTTGAATCGAGCGGCGTTTACACCTTTTCCGGCCATATAATCACCCATTTCCTGTTATACTGTTGTCGCGCGTGTAGTCACCCACCCACGCGGGATTGTGCCAAATCGTGATACCCGTATTAAAAATAGCATTGATCGCTTCAATGGCGTATTGTGGAATTGAACCCTGAGCATCGCAACCTATTGTTTTAATATAGTTCCAAGAAGCCCGCCCAGTGGTGGAGGGTGCTTTAAAAGTATTCGTTTGATAGCCAAATGCGGAAAAATAATCATCAATAATTTTTGCGTATTCTGCTGTTATTCCTATTAAATTAGCATGGAAGCATGCCATATTATGATTAAAAAATTCTACATAGCTTCCGGAAGTGTAAGTAGCGTTTGACGAATTTATTTTAGCTGCTTCTGTTTTTGCCATTTGTGCTTTCACAAGTTGTTCATAATCAAATTTATTTTCCAGTCCTGTTTTTATAATATCAAGTCCACCTTCTGCTAAACCTGCTGCCGCGCCGATTAAGCCAGAAGAAACAGCCCCTTTAGCGGTTGAAATTGCTGTATTCAGAACACCCATTCCTGTGTTAAATCCTGCCCTATCTTTCGCGCTCTCTCTTTGCTGTTTGTAAATAATCGAGTTTTGCGCATACCAAGCTTTGAATGTGTCGGACGAATACGCGCACACAGGAAAATTAACGACTTTGATTTTATCATCATAATTAAAATCAATGTTTTTATAGTTTTTTATAACACATGTCAAAACTGGCACAGCTTCCATTCCACATAATAGCGTGTATTCCATCGTGTTAATGTTTTTAAGATATTCTGTCATAACTGTTACATCATTTCCCTGCCCATTATCAACGGATATGAACCTATAAGGATAATGATATAATTTATTATTTTTGGGGGTATAACCATCCATGTTAGAATAGCTAACGCTAAATGAACTATTTATTTCGCTAATGTTCGCCCCTGTATAAGCGCCCGGAATTGTGGGAAACAGTAAAGACGGCATTTCAACAACGCTAACGATTGAATCGGCATATCCTGCTGTCTGTATATCCGATATAACCGCTCCCGCCTGCTGAGGTGATGAACAAACATTAAACACAATAGCCTGTAAACATCCACTAGTTTGAGGAATAATTTTTGGGTCAAAGGGTACTACATTGTTACTACCGTTATAAACAACGCTTGCAATAACTACCGGGACTAACTCCATCGGGTAAGTATACGACAAATAATATTTGTATTCTCCTGTATCAAGATTTTCGGGTACAAGATTCTTATTTATGGAATCGTCAAGCGTATGTTCCCGCACCACAAAGCAAGGGTTTAGCGTATAATCAAACATCCACGTTTGAAGCACATCTTCCGAAAAGTAAATGTTGGTTACATCATTCGACACATATTCAATGTTCGTAATGAAGCCGTAGAACCATTTATTTTCAAATGAAGTGTTTTTGTATGCAATATAATTGCAATCATATAGCTGTTCAGTCGTGAGTGCAACCGTAAGAACGCCGTTCTTCCTTTGATAACTATATTTTTCAAGCTTGAATTTCGCTTTTGTTAAAAAATATGCGCTTTGCAACGTTGAATTCTCAAAATCAAATGTGTGGATATAATCGGGCGATAGCGGCACACCATGACAAATCAAAATTGTTGAATTAGGTGCAATATACGCCATACATTTTTACCTCCCTTTAATATTTTAGCTGTCGGCGTTGGTGTAACTCCTCCCCCGAATTCCTCGCGGTATGTATCATAATACCATTGTCCATTCTTTTTTCTTGCGTTAAGTGCGGCAAGCATTTTTTCGTATGTTGTATCTGGATTGCTAACACTTCCCGGTCTTTCATAGTTAAACAACCAAGCGCCTGCGGCCTCCTGCGGGTCTTTTATCTGCTTAAACTGTGCCCAGTTATAATTATAGTAATATCCCCTATCTTTCCAACGCTCATAGATCGTGTAGCCCCACGGCACATTAGTTAAATAGTTTAACTGTGGTTCCATCTTTCCAATGGGGTTATTGTCGTCGGCTGTAACTTCTCCTGTATGCAACGTGTTCAAACAGTAGTAATAAAACGTCGGGTGTCCCATGCCGTCACCGTTTGCGGGAGTTCTGTCACCCTCCGGCTCCCAGTATTTGTTATACGCCCTATACCAAGGTGTCCATTGTGCAAGACCAAACCCATAGTTGCCGCCCAGTCTGCTATCACCCGGCGCATAATATGGAAAACCATCTTCACGGCTTTTTTCCGGTCTGTTAGGGTTCAATGCTGATTCGGCTTGAAGATTTCCAAGAATTCCGCAAACAGCAGGAAAAAACCAACCATAATCATTTATCAAATGTGAAAGAATATATTTTGTGTTTGATATTCCCTTTGCGCTCGTTTTTCCATAAGTGGCTTTAAACTCATGATAATAATTATTATAAACAGGAACAGCCATAACAGAATTTTCCCGCCGCACCACGCGGCACGGCGGGAAAACCTCCTTTCTTTTAGGAAACGGTGACAGTTGCGGTTTTGGTGATCGTCTGAGCGCTCGGACACTTCGCGGTTACACTGATCGTTGTGGCGCTCTCTTCGCTGTCAACGTGCAGAAGTCCGGTTGCGGTGATGTAAGTACCACCGTTTTTCTGTCCAGTGATTTCCCAATGGACACTCTGCTGTGCCGCACTCGGCGTAACAGTCGCGGTAAACTGCTGGTTGCCTCCCTGCGGAACGTTCGGCGCGGCGGGAGTGATCGCGATAGCAGTCGGCGCGGTAAGCTCACCTGTGACAAAGGCAATGGCGTTACTGAACGGGCTTACGCTGTAAGTCATCCAGCGATGGAGAAAATATTGCCAATATAAGCCCTGCCCGTTATAGTTCTCGGTAAACTTTTCCAGATTAGTGTAAATCTGGAAGAATTCGTCATCGACAAGCAAGCCCAACATGTTGTCCAGACCGTCGCCGAACGTGTCAACCGTTACATAAGTTCCCGCGATAAAATCCGCATACTGGAGGTTGAACGCCTTCGCAAGAGAATTGACATCCAGCACGGCGGCAACATCTGCTCTGAGAATAAGCACCTGTCGCGGCTTCTCGGTAAAGTTCTCCACGCCGAAACGGTTGTACAGATCGGAAGGGAATTCAAGCATGTTGGAAATGCCCTTGATCGTCGTTACAATCTGGTCAGCGTTCGCGGCAGTCGCGGCGGGAACCGTCACTTTATAATAGTACGGCGCGTAGACGTTCATCAGCTTCTTCGTGCAGTAGAAGATATCGCGATTCGCCGCGCCGTACATCGCGTCAACGATTCGGCCAATGAGAGAGCGCATGCCATTGTCACTGAGGAAAGAAGCATACAGCGCATCATACTGAATCGTGTTTTTGTAAAACACTTTGGAATTACGGCGATGGAAAACGGCGTTGATATCCGGAATTTCCCGCTTGTACACCTCGTTTTCGGCAATGCTCGGATTGTATTCGTGAGCATTTGCCATGTTCACATAGATTTCTTCGATGGTATCGCCGAAACGGTTAGTTCCCTTGATAAACTTCTGGTAAGGATTTCGGAACATACGCGACGTGAAGCGCGAAGCGGAAATGCGGTTGACAAGCGCCGCCACATAATCGTTTTGAAGCTGAACGGACGACATAACCGCATCAGCGATTTCTTCCAGATTTTCGTTAACCGCCACTGGAATCGCCCTCTGATAGTCAAGACTAGCATGGGCGCGAATGTCATTCAATACATTAGTGATATCAGCCATTTGTTAAACCCCCTTAAAAAATTCGTCGATAATTTCATCGCTCGTTCTCGTGCCATGGTCTACGGCGGGAACATGATTTCCATTGCTTCCTTCTTCCTCGGACTCCCTGCCACCCCAGAAACGCTCTTTAAAACGCTTCCGTTCTGCATCGAGTTCGGCCTGCAATCCGTTCAGCACGTCGTCTGTTGCATACCCTTCCATAATGCTATCTACCTGTGCAATAATTTCCGGGTCAGTGCTTTCCCCAACAAGCTTACCAAGCGCGGCTTTCAGCTCGTCTTTAGTCATTGCCATTCGCGTTTACCTCCCTTCTGATTTCATCGAGCAGTTTATACACCTGTTCGATATAATTGTTTAAAATTTCTCGGTCATAGGTTGTTTGTCCTGTCGAAACGTCTACTTTATCATTGATCGTTTTCGGGAATTCGGGTGCAATGAATTTCGACGTTGCAACATAATTAAAACCGCTTTTTGCAATGGTTGTTTCGCAAACCGTCTTTCCCTTGTGTGGGGAATGGATAACAATACCGTTTCCCGCGTAAATCCCGCAGTGTGAGCAATCGCCGTTCTTTTCGTTATATTTGAGAACGATTGAACCTATTCCGCAGTTAGAATAGTCAACGGCGATTTTATCACGGGTTGTAATGTATTGATATTTGCCCCTGTTGGAAAAGCTCTGAAACAACCAATTCGTGCCCTGGCATCTGTATGCCTTATTGCCGTTTGGGCTGTTCCGGATAACATTGATAATCAGCGCGTTACAGTCCATCTCTTCATAAGGCGTACCGATATAGCGCCTAGCAGTTTCAACTGCATCTCTTCCCGCAATCATTTTTGCGCCTTGAGATGTGAACAAAGTTCCTGCATCACCTTCGTGTTGTTGTCGATTGCTTCGCGAAGATTCTCATAGTTATATTTCTTGTTTTCCTGCGCCTGTTTCTTGTTCCAGACGATAAACCACGCCATACCAACACACGCGGCAATCGGAAAACCGCAACCGTTGATAATTTGAATGATCGTCTGCACAACATCTGCCGTCATGCTGTTCACCTTCCTTTCATGTTTATTATACATCATATTCTTTTGGAAAGTCAATCATCTTTTCACAATCTTTAGAAAAATGTTTTTGCAATGCTGGTTTTCAAAGTAAAGCTGACCTGCCGCAAACGCATCAAGAATTCGCTTGATAACGATTGATTTGTAATTTAGCAGAAGCTGATTCGTTCCGACTTCTGAAAAGTCAAAGGCATAATTGATTGTCGCTCCTTTGCAATCAGGGGATAGCGTATATTCGCCGTAATTCGGCGATTTCCATACACCAATTTTAACTCCCGAAATGGTAAGCGACGCAAGCAGTCTTGAGCCGTTCGGCTTTCTCCTAATATTCGTTGTGTCATCCATTCGAGCGCTGTTTTCAAACGCGTAATCAAAGTATTGTGTGCCCTGCAATACCTTACCGCGCCGCGTGTTCGCCTTGTACGCCGTATATTCGCTCATGTTAAGGTTCTCGGCGTATATGTCACCACGATTATAGATTCGCGGCGAATTCGGCGTGAATCGGATATTATAAAATAGGAAATACGGGTTTACCTGTGTAACGTTGTTTGAAAAAGCATAGATCGGCACTTCACGCAAACGCGCTACATTCTCAATCAAATCTTCAAACATTTCCGGCTCGTTAGGCAGATATCTGTAATTCGATTTTCCTAAAATAAATTCGTCAAGAAAAATCTTTGTAACGTCGGTATAGCTGTTTATGCCTTTATCTACAATTCCGCGCGAAACACACTTGAAATAGCCAGCAGGCATGCCGTTTATAAATGCTGTCTGATTCTTGATTTCAAATTCAACATCTTTATATTTGTCTTTCTTCTCCTTCCACAGATCATCATAAAATTGTTGTAGTTTTTTATTTTCTATCTCTTTGTCGTATCGCCTAGCATAAACAAATTGTTCACCAGTCGCTAAAAAATCGTCTGTTGTTGTTTCCTTGATCGAGAACGTTTTCCCGCACCCACGCGCACCGATAAAAAAGTTATAAAGATAACCCATTTTGTAATATTTGCGGATATCAAAAAACATTGACATGCTATCACCTCATTAAAAAATAAGGGGAATATTCCCGCGCCGTAGCGCGGCGCTTGACATTACGGCACGATTCAACGCGGCTAGCCCGTAAATGTTAGAAATATTGAACCCCTCAATTAGATTATACCATAAGTTCAATATTTTGTCAACTAACTTTAATTTCATATGTAGTCGGGTTTAACACCGTTCCACCTGCTACACGTTTCGGCTGTAATTTTCCGCCATATTTCGCACCACCTCTAAAATTATCCCACGTCACATATTTATAACCGCCAGCGGGCAAGCCTGCCACGGTAACTTTCATAAATCGATATCCATTCTCTGTTTTTCTACAAAGATATGGGAATTCAAGCATTTTGGAATTGTATTCTTCTTCGGTTATAATTTCATCTTCAATATAACATTTCTGACGGATAAAGCGCGCACGATCAAACTTGCTTTCGCACTTCCACGCGCCTAACATATAATCGTCTACTTCCAAGCAATCGGGAATATCTGTGCCTTTAATGTGGATGGAGTCTGTATCGCTGTACAGATATCTATCATACACGCTTTGCGCGGAACGGATTGTTTTATTTCGCGCGATAGCTGTAATAAACGCACCGATGGGAACATAGATCGAATCTCGTTCCTCGTATTCTGTTTTATGGTAATGCACAACGCCATCTTCTCCCAAATATGGAATAGCGCTTCTCACATATGGCGACGTTGCAAATTTACCGTAAAGTGAATTCAGATATAGCTTCGCGATTGCCCTTAATCCTGCGTTTTTGTCCTTTGTGGCCTGTATCTTTATATCTGTCCAATAATCAATATACTGGTCAAACATTCCACTTGCGCCTTTAAACTTCCATCCGTTTACATACTCCATTTCATACACCTCATAGTTTTCCAAAAATAACTGTAAATCAATGTTTGTTAGCGTGAGTGTTATAATCTGGTTGTTACTGCTTTTAAGATATTCCGTAGGCACAAATGATAAATTATGCTTTAGCTGTATCATAGGTATTTTGTTCGGCTTTAGCTCGAACTGACAACGCAAGCGTTGAATATAAAGCGGGTGCATTTTATCCTCTTGATATTGACCGCTAAAAAATACTGGTCTGCCATACGGCAACACATTAGGACTGTGCATAGCCCATGGATAAAGACTATTCACGTCAAAGACCAAGCCTTCACCTATATCAACTTCCTTATAGATCGGATTCAAATATGTAAATCCACCCTTATACGCGGCACGAATATCTTTATCAACAATAACGTCAAGTTTTGGAAAAATCTTCCGGAATTGCTTTCTACCTCCAACCATTTCATAATATTTGTTTAAAGCGTTGCTCCCTATTGTTAAACGGGTTGTCCCGCTCTCAAACAAATATGCCAATGCTTTTGATACAATGGTTATATCTGCTTTCAAATATTCCTTTTCTTCGCTGGTCAATTCATGCCCAATTTCACGGAATTCGTTATAATCTATTTCTAGTTTGATGTTCGGTAACTTAAATGTTTTAGCAATTTTTGCAACGCTCATGTTTAACAGTTTTTGGCTATCGCGTATTTCAATAATGTTTCTTTTCGGCACAATTTCACTGCAAATGTGCATTGTGTAAAATTTCCCATCATCAGATATAAGCGTTGTAAACTGTCCGTCAAGCATTCCTTTCGTCGATTCTACCCATTCAAAGCCATTCCGAAACAGCCAGTTTATAATAAAATCTGTATCAAATTTTGCGTTATGGAAATATAAACAAGGATTTTTTTGTTCAAAACACCATTTCATAAAACCGTTGATATCGTTCCCCATATGGTATTCGCAAGGATTTTTTGAAACTTCACAAATGCCCCATGCCCACACACGGCAATCATCAAGCGTCGTTGTCGTTTCAAAATCTGCTGAGAATACCATATTATCACCCCTTTCCTGTTACATGTTCAACAGCTCGGTCTAAATCTTCTATAAACCTATTATAACGTTCTTGTAATGTACTAGGATCGCTGTACCAAAAATCCATTGACAAATACTCGTACATTCCTGTTATCATATCAAAGGTTTCATACGGAATTTGTTCAAGTTTTGAATAAATTTCATCTAAATCAGCCATTTCTCCAAACAAATTATAAATTCCGGACATATAATTGCTATAATATGTCTCACTCTTTCTTTGCTTTTCTTCTTCACTCGTTTCTGCCTCAAGTCTTTTTGCGATTCTTTCAAACTCTTTTTGTCGTACATTTTCTATATTTAATTTGATCGGGCGCGTTTGTGTTTCGATTTCGCTTCCCATCAAACCCGGTATTTGTTCCTCTGGTAACAACGCCCTGCGCTCTGCGCGTCTTTCTTCTGCCTGTTTATGCTGTCTCCTTATTTTCTTTTCCTCAAACGTACTATAAGCCGCGCCGCCTGTATGCGATTTCTTTACAAGATCGATAGGCCGTGTCAGATTGCGCAAATCACGCATAACGTTCTTCACGTCTGCATACGGCATTTTATCAAGCTGTTTCAACGTCGGAATATAAACATCATATAACAATTTGTTCTTATATATCGCTTTCGCCTCGTTCTTTAAATATCGAGCGTTTGCCAACGTCTTTTTGTATGATTCGCGTTGGCTTCTCTTTAATTTTGCCATAAACAAACAGGGGTAACGCATTCGTTACCCCTGTTCACCTCCCTTTACTTATTCGCGACAACAAGTGCCAAAATCTGACGCTCTCCGTTACTGACCTGCTTAATCTTGCACGGCACACCCTTCTCCCACGTAGGCATGCCGAACACGGTAAACAACCGTTTCAGGCTGTTAAAGATGCCTGCACTCACACACTGATAGCTCTTGCCCTCTGTGTCAATCAGGACAACGCGCGGCGCTTCACTCGTTTCGCCTGTGTCCTTGTTCGTGCATTCAACGATTTCGCAGTAAACATCGCGAATCTTGATGATTTCGTTAATGTGATTTCTCAACCGTTCATCGGGTGAGGACATCGCATTGAAAATCTTTGCTTTGTCCTCAAACGTTTCGGCAACGATGGAACAATATGCGGGTTTCTGGTTTCCCTGTTCAAAAATGTTCAGTTCCTGTTCTTCGACGTTCATAAGCTGATTATTCATAATTTTAACCCTCCTGTTCGCACGCCTTGATAAAGTTTTCAAGGCTCACTTTGTACTCTCTTTCGGAATGCTGCACCCCGGTAACAATGTAATCGGAAGATCGGTATTCTTTCAGTACATAACGCGCCGCCGCGTCTTTTCCAACTTTTCGGCCGATAACTTCAATCGGCGGTTTCGGCTCAACCGTCAGTTCACCATTTTCACCTCTTTTCAGGCAACCGACGTTAATAATTGTGTTAGTAATCTTTCGGGTGATTTTTTCCATTTTTGCTTTCCTTTCTGGTTGTATAGCCTTACCATGCTTTTCTATAATTATAACACAAAATTGTGTTATAAGCAATACTTAACCTTCTTTATAGTATGAGTAATTTATTCGATTTTTCACATGCAGAAAAGCTATTGCTTTCGTTTCAGTCCTGTAAATTTCGGACTGTTTGACAGTGGGATTGTACCGGAGATCCCGTGCTTCTGCATCACGATAACCCTTGAATCGGCTATCGAACACCAGAAAACGCACGTGACGGCCTTCTTTTTCTTCTTCCTCTTGCACTTTCTCCCATGTTTTAAAATATTCGTTCATTTCCAGCATTCACCCCTAAACCATTCAGACGGACAGTCCACGCGATAATACACAAAGACTTCATAGCGCTTCATTGTCATAAAGCCCTGCTTTTTCTTCTGCCGCTGAACAGCTACAATATAGTTCAGATATTCATTTTCTTCCGTCAGCGTAAAGTCAAATCCTACACATACGCCATTTTCAAAAATCATGTCGCCGCCGTATGCATCATACAAGAATTTCGCTAGTGATTTGCTGATCGTCACCGGGTTTACCTCCTTTTGTTCATCTCGTCAAGAATCCACCAAACAAAACACGCTATTAAGACTACTATAATAACAGCAAACACTTTTGATAAACAAACCAGCATAATTCTCCATTTTAAAGCTAAAATATTGGATTTAATCTTTACTAAATTTTCAATCATGATATTTTTACTTCCTTCGCATATCATTTATCATTGTCAAGATACATACAAGAATCATAGACGACAAACCAAATAACAGAATAAACGCAAGAATTTTTTTCAATCATAACTTTTCACCTCCTTCCGAATGTCAATATGTTCTTTAACCACAACGTCACTAATACAACCCTGTAAGTCACGTTCAATATTCACTTCATAACCCAAATTCTCTAGATAATTGATAGCAGAATCGCGCGTTTCATATGCTTTGAAAAAATCGCACATGAAAATTCTTTCCATGTAAAATGTCAATTCTGATTGGCTAATTTTCATGTTCATCCATCCTTTCAGCACCCTGTAGCGACAACGTGCTCTTCGTTGTCGTCGGAAAACAGCACGACTTCTTCATCGCTATCCAGCGATTGAAGAATCAGGTTGAAGAGAGGCAAGGCCGCCTCTTCGTCAATCTCAATATAACGGGTGAAAACGTCCTCTTTGAAAATTCGGATAATCATAGCTTTTCCATCCTTTCAATGTTTCACGTGAAACATTCAATCATCCATCGGCAGAACATCCATGTTCTTGTAAACTCTCAAATAATTGATGTAATTGATATCACCCATCCTTTTCAACATTTCCGTTTCGTTCCGGTCTGCCGCAAAACCTTCAAGGCCGTATTCGTTACCATTGTAACTGATTTTCATTTTTGTTCTCCCCTTTCAATCCCCATAATACAGCCGTGCAAAACTCCTTCTTCTGTCCGGCAAATAAACGTTTAGTTCAATATCATCTTCCCTGTGCATTCCCCCTTCGGATAGTATCTCACAGATAAACCGCTGAAAACTTCCCTGCTCCCCATCTGTAAACCATCCACTAACCTTACAATCTTTCTTTCCACTAATCTTGTTCGCTAAATGTTCGGCTTTTCTAATTTCACTAATTTTTAATTCTGTCATTTTTGTTTCCACCCTTCTTTATTCTGTTCCCTAGGAACAAGTATATTTTACCATGCGCACGCTATTTTGTCAATACATTTTTTTAAATTTTAGAAAAAATATTTAAGCGTTTGATGGGGGGTTATATTTCAGGTGTATGTAGAATACGTA